AGGTGTTCGTCTGCGTAAGTTAGGGTGATGAAGCAGTTTTCTTCGTGGAGCTCTGCCTCGTGAACGCAGCGTATAGCCCATGCCCTCGATCGATCGAGGCGGCAGCCTATGCAGCCGCCGCATGGGACAGTTAGGGATTCGGTGCATTTCCGATCCCATTGTTTTTTAAGCTTCCCATTGTGGCCTCGATAGCCAACAAGTGGATGGAAGCATGTCAGATCCTAGTACCGCCCCGCATGGGTCGGGGACCGACATTGCGTCGGTGGGTTCTGACCGCGCCTGAGCGGAAATTCTTCCGTGAGCGCTTTTTGGACATCTTAGTTCGGTACGCCATTTTTTGACCTCTTTTTTGTGTTTTTCTGACACTTTGGTGTCAGTTGGCCTATTGACATCTAGTACGGTCATAGGCCGCGCGGATTTTACTCCGCTGGTTTGGGTGGCTCTGGATCGCTCTTAGGAGCTTCTGGAGCCGGTTCTGAAGCCGTTTCCGTCTCTCTTGATGCTTGGATAGCATTGTATATTGCCTCGCGTGAGGCGAGTCCCAGTTCGATGAGCTGGGCCTGTCCCGTTTCCGGGTCCAGGTCGTAGACGAAATCTAAGAATTTCGCTGGATCGTGCTCAAAGTATGCGCGCGCTTTGGAGGGTAGTTCTTCGAACATTGATTGTGCATTAGCGACCGTTTGCATGGCTTCCGTAAACGTCTGCCCGTCTGTGTCGCTGTATTGTTGTGCGTGCCTCGAAAAGTGTTCGATCACGCCGGTTTTCTGGTAGCGCGCCATGATGTTGTTTATGTCGCACTCTTTTTGAAACGATTGTTTCGTTAGTGATGGTTGGGTGAACCTGATCTGGACGCGGTTGCGTCCTTTTCCTGATTTGATGATGGTTTCCTGAGTCATTTTTTTGTCCTAGGTATGAATGATCTGCCGCCGCCTTTCCTGGAGAAGTCCGGCTTGCCTCGGTCTATTACGATCTCGTTTTTCGGTCCGCTTTCCATTAGTTGTTTTCCTGAATAGACGCCTTCGTAAAGAAGGTCGCCCAGGTCGCGGCCCGTTTGGTTTAACCATTCGATCATTTTTCTGGCGGACGATTTGTCGCCGCCTTTTCCGCCATACGCGTCCTGGAGGTCCCGATATATGCTATTTTGAAGTTCCGCAGATGCGGCCTTGGCGGTGTTTAGTTTTGTTGTTGCTATTATTCCTAGTTCTTGTGCTCTTGATGTCGCCTCTGATTGTGAGACGTTCCCTGTCTGTGCTATTGCTAATTTTATTTGTTGTCGTTGTGTTCGGATCGCCATAGCCGATCCGGGTGCTTCCGCGATGGCTTCGCCCATCGCTGCCTCCTCGTTTTGCATGATTGCTAATGAACCTGATGGTGTTGTTGCGGGAGATCCTAACGCTAATATTCGGTTGAGTCCCGCTGCTTGTAGATCCGTTGCACTCCTCTGATATGCGGTAGAACTCATCCGTTCTTGGAATGCTCGGTTTTCCCGCGCTATTTTTAGGTTCATTTCGTTGGCTTTTTGTTGGCCTTTCGAGGCCATGGCGCCCCCCAGTAAGGTCGCGCCTGCTCCTATGAGTGCGCCCCAGACCATCAGAAGTGGTCTATGAAGCCTGGTACGCCGTAGATCGGCATCGGCCTGGCGCACTGTAAGTTGAAGTAGCCGTCGAACAGAAAGTGAGGTTCCGTTTGTACCGCTATAACGCGGTCGACGGGGGGTGTGTCTTGTATGAATTGGTCCCCGAGTACGGGGAGATTGGCGAAATCCTGGGCTAAGTGCCATGCGTCTAACGACGCTGGTGCTTCGCTTCTGAATAGCCCTGTGATCTGTGAGGGTTTATAACGGTACTCGGCGTAACGTTCCTGATAGCCGAATACGGCATCGTCCTCCGCCGGTGTTCCACTCCAGAAGATTTCTTTGTTTAGTACGGCTTGCTCACCGATGTGAGATAGGGCTGGCCAGTAGAAGTCGTATCGCGTTTGCCGCGAATACATTCTGTTCATCCCTTGCTGATATGTTAGATCTGCTCGGACATTTATCAGTCCGATGATCATGCAGTGTTCGGTGAAGGATTTGGTGAAGCCGTGGTTATGTAGCGTGGCGGTCCCGAATCCCGCCAGGGTTCCCTGCGGTGTCGTGCCGTCACTGTTTTGTGTTTGTGCGACCGGTTGAATGTTGATCGGCGAGGTTCCCCCGCCTAGGAATTCCGGTCGCTGTAGTCTGGAGTCAGGTGATATGACTCCGAAGTGCGCGCGGATTATTTCCGTGTACCGTGTACCTCCGCGCGCGTCCCTCTCCTGAAGTCGTTGTATTTGAAATGCCTGTCGGATTTCGTTGATTGTTGCGGCCGTCGCCGTTGATAGGTCGGCGATCAGGCCGGTATCCGTGCCCCACTCTAACGCCCCTAAACCGAAGTCGGTTGTTGGCGTCCAAGTGATGTCGCCTGGACCAGGTCCGGGGTTCTGTAGCCCGAGCTGGTCGCCTAATGCTCCTTCCCACTTGGGTGCGGTTCCTGGGATGCCGAGCACGGGGGCGGTGCCCCCGAGTGAAAGCTCGACTGGATCTCCTTTCTGTGGCCACGGGAGTGATGATGTAAAGTAATCATGTCTTTTACCCCGTCGCAGTAATGCTGTGCTGCCCACTCCTCCAGCGTCGTCGGTGGGTACTGGGATTGAGTCTTGCAGGTTTTCGTCCCGAAACCACTCATTCCAGATGAGGTTAAAAGCCCTGACGAACAGCCCGTTGTACTCAATGTTAGGCACGCCGATAGGCAGGCCCATGTAGTCCAGGAGCGTGTTCGGGAGAACGTTGTTCGCCGTTCCGGTTGGTATTGTGAAGTCGATAGAATCGCCTGGATTTGTTTGTTCGCCATTAAATTTCTCCCAATTATCCCAGACGAGACGGTTTGGTACTGCAAACCAGAATGTCTCCATGAACATATTGTCCATGACTGGGTGAATGGGTGTGGCGAGACGGGCAAAGCCCGTCATTTTCATATTGAATGTGTCGCCGGGTAGAACCTCGTCGACGTAAATGGGTATTAAGTACCCTGCATCGAACGTAGTTTTTAGGCCGTGTGATCGATCGAATGACGATCGTGGTATCTCGGCCGCGGGCACCTGTGAGAATTGGTGCCGCATGTTCGATGGTAAGTTGCTCATACGATTTGTCCTATGTCTGGAATTTCCAGATTATAGTTGTTCGGGTCTGTCTCCAGGCCCGTGATGATTGGATGTGGTGCTTGGTGCTTTGATATTAACGCCGTGCTGTCGTCGAACTCGCCGATCTTATAGAGCGTGTAGTCTTCTGGGTGCGCACCGAATTGATGATTTTTGTCCGCGCACATGTCCCCGAAGGTTCTAATGGCCATGGCGGGGTGATGCATGAAGAAGGGAGGTAGGTAGGCTTTGGCTTTCTCGTCGAAGATCGTAAAGATCTGGTGGATCATACTAAGTTCCTTGGTAATTGTTCTACTCGTCTCATTGTGCAGATTTCTCTGACCGCGAGCCTTTTTGAATGTTGATCTTCTTGATGTTTTGAAGCGAATTTTCTCCTTGACTTTTTGATTGATTCATGCATTTGGGGATTGCTCGTTTCGAGCATTTTATCATAGTAACGCGGAATTTTATACTGTTTTCCGTCGATAACTACGAAATCTCCAGGATAGAGATCCTTATGGAACGATTCGAACCACTCGGCGCCTAGTCCTGGTCGCCGCGACATTGTTGTGTATTCTGGTTCGAGGTTGATGATTTCCCCGGTTGTGTAGTCGACGCGCTCGTAGTGATCGCTTGCGTCTTTCCCGGTGATTTTTTTGATTATATACCGTGCCACGTATGCAGCTGATTGCCACGTGACGGTTCCCACGCTTGAATGGCCGAAGGGCCAGAGCTGTTCGAGGGTAGCCGATCTGTAGAGCGGGATCCCGTTGACCATTTTCCAGAGACACTTGTCCTGGAGGTCGATTCCGAACAGGCAGGCGTGGTAGTGAGGTCTGAAGTTTTCGTCGCCATATTCTCCGCAGTGGAAGAATCTTATT